TCATCCCCAAGGCAGACGTAGGACCATGGCAACAATCGACCGTGGACCCAAATATCTATCAACGCCCCCTGTTTGGTTAAACATTAGATACAAAACTTGTGTCTATACTTGTATCGTGATTTGTTGATATAATTATCATTTGACCCAGGAAACATAATTGCTTTTTTATATCGACAAAAAGGAAATGTATTCATCTTTTGAAATCTCATGTCAAATGACATTTCAATCACCATTCTGCGTATATAATGCTATCAGTCCAAACGGAAAGTTTTACATAGGGTATTCCAGCTTGACAGCAGAAGAACGGTTTGAATGCCATGTGAACAATAGCAGGAAAACAAACTCAAAGTGTCCCGCCATAGAAGGATCAATCCGTAAACACGGTGCTGAAGAATTTGAAGTCATCACGGTAAGGTGGTGTGATACCAAGGAGGATGCGTGTTATTGGGAAGAAGTTTATACCAAGTTCTTCAAAACAACGAAGAAGAAATATGGGTATAATCTCAAGGAAGGAGGATTGGGTGGGAAACTCAGCGAACAAGGATTAGCAAACCACAGAGAAGCTATGAAGAACCGAATTGTGCCAGATATGACAGGTCCGCGGGCAGCATCTGCTGAAGACATAGAGAGTGCTATTCAGCAGGCAAAAGATGAATATGGTCCGGGAGCAACCAAAAGAGCCATCGCATTGTTTGCTGCTGATTTACTTGAAGTGTCATGGTCAACAGTAATTGACCATATGAAACGCATAGGACAAGTTTATACTGATGGCAGAAGGATTGCCACCGATGATCAGATAGCAGATGAACTGTTTTGGGTGATGTCTATGGACTTTTCTCATATGATGAGGAAGACGCTTGTAGAGTATTTGGTTAGCAATATTTTTGGAAGCGACAGAATACTTTTGAGACGATACTGGAACCGTCATCCTGAGACAAAAATGATTAATTCTAGACGTATATTTACCAATGATGAACTGGATATGGTTCACAGTTTTGCTCTGGAATTTTTTGAGTATAATCCGCCATCTGGGAAAAAACTAGCAGAATTGATTTCTACAATTATGGATGTCAGTATAACAAGTATTTACAAGTATATGTAAAACCTAGCAAACACATAGGCCACGCCAGTTCGTCAAATTGTCGATATAATGACTTAGGAAACAAAAAGTTGTGTAATTTTTCATATGAAAACAATTCTAAGAAATTTAAAAAAAAAAAATAACGACTAGTCTCTACAGTTAGAGTGACGACTAGTCGTCTAATTTGTTTTAACAAAATATTTGGTAAGTCAAATGGAATTTTTTGATATCACATTACATACTTGTGGTTGTGGTTATAGGACTGTTGATAAAAGCAATGCCAACAGACATAAAAAAGTGGCTTGTGGTCATAACATACGATCCGAGGTCAAGAGAATGGCTACGGAAACAGAAATTCTGAGAGTATATGGCAACATAGCTCCTACAACAAGTATTATTGTTCCAGGTGATAATGCCTATATTGACAATAGCACAGATAATAGCACCAATATCACAAATATCACGCTGGTGCTTCCCGAGCGAACCACGAAAGAAGATTTTGTAGAGTATTTGGAAACTATGAATCGTCTAGGGTTCAGAACGCCCGAACAAGTCATTTCAATGCCGGGAAAGATGTTGATGCTCACACGAGATGCCAAGAAACTCCCAGGAGCTCTCGTCGAGAGAAACAAGAAAATCGTAGAGAAGTTGCCTGATGGTTCGGAGCGAATCATGGGAAAGAAAAAGGCTGTGCGAACGTACACGCACGAAGCAGTGGACGCGTTGTGTTTGCGTCCTCCTGCGGATGGCGTGGCTGATTTCCTAGAAACAGACCGCGGTATGAAACGGACAAAGATATCTGTCCAGGATGCCGCAAAACTGCGAGCCACAGATTCTGTGGCTTTCCATCACGAGGTTCCTGCGAGTGTGAAAACGCTTCAACAGAAAATGGAAACACACACTGAAAACTTCCTCGACAGAATAACAGCCGAAAACAAGACAAATGGATTTTTGTAATCTCAGTTCGTCAAATTGTCGATAAAATAATGTCCTTTAAGTTAAATGCTGCACGCTATCGATCTCTTCTCTGGCATCGGTGGCATCACTCACGGTCTGCGTGGCATCGTGGAACCCATTGCCTACGTGGAAAAGAATGATGATGCCAGAGGGTTCCTAGCGCGGAAGCACCCCAACGTTCCTGTATTCGACGATGTGTGTACCTTTGACGCCACTCCCTATCTTGGAAAGGTGGACATCATCACCGGCGGGTGGCCCTGTACCGGTTTCTCCACCGCGGGCAAGGGAACTGGTTTTGAACACGAGGCATCTGGTCTCTTCACCGAGGTCGTGCGCATCACCAAGGAGTGTCAGCCCAAGTATCTGTTCCTGGAAAATTCTCACACACTAGCAGCATATGAGAACATCAATGTCATCGTGAAGGCCTTTGACAAGCTGGAGTACGACTGCCGGTGGACCTCGTGTCGTGCAACTTGCGTTGGCGCCCCTCACCAGCGCTACAGATGGTTCTGCCTTGTCGTGAAGAAAGGAGCAGGTGTTGATTTTGAAATCCCAGTAATTGATAAGTTCGACTGGGAAAACAATGAGCCACCGAGGCAGATAGAGAAGAACAACAAGACAAACAAACTCCGCATCGGTTTCATGGGCAATTCGGTGATTCCAGACCAAGTAAGGTATGCAATGACTCTGCTCAGCACCCTAGAGAACAAAGTATTAGGCCCTAGCAACACCGACGGGTATTCTATTGATGGCAGGATTTACACGTTTGTCGTGAAGCATCCCACGAGGAATCCCCTTAACATTGTTTTGAGACCCAGGGAAAATGAGGCGTCTTTTGCCAAGATTTGTGATCCCAAGAAGGTTCTCACAAAGCCGGTGGTGAAGAAGTATTGGGCAACGCCTGTGTATAACTGTATGAACTCTGCCAAGTGCCCGAGGACACTCACCAAGCGCGTGTCTAATATGCTGTCGGCGTGTGTTGGCTTTTCTGAGGGAGGTCATAAGAATTGGTATCTCAGTGCACAGTGGCTAGAATGGCTGATGGGTTATGAGTCTGGTTATTTGTCTCACTAAGTATTATGACATGAGCGTGCCATATATCCTTCACGCTCCGTAAATATTCAGGATTGACAAAACAAATGAACTTTCGACCTTGTGCATGCCGCGTCGCAATTTCTTTTATCTTTTCGTTGCTCAGTTGGTATGTGCTCCATATGAGATAGTGCCTGGTGTTATCAACATTGTATGGGTACTCGTTCCGCATCCATGCTATTGGTCGCCCTTCCATCTTCTTGGTTATTACATCGGAAACTGTCACGCCATTTCTGTTTAATGCATCACAGTATTGGTTGTATTTCTCAAGAACTTCCTTTTTACGTGTGAATAAATCTAGGCGATTCAGCAGTACACACATAGTTGCATCTTCCCATAACATTTATTTACGCAAGTATATTAATCTTGTGAATTTTTGGATAGAATAAATAAAAATATATTATCTAATCATAAGTAAATCATGAGTCGTATTATGCCTGCCATGAGCGATGGCCGCGCGTTTACCAACTACGTGTCCAGTGGTTTGTACAACAACTACCTGGAGGCTCAGTTCAAGACCCCCGAGGACTCTCAGTACCGTGCATATCTCCAAAAAAATGCCAAGGCTGTAGAGGAGAAGATAGGCCGTCTGACCGCCGTATACATAAAGCCGCCAATTATTCCCAAGAGCAACCTGAAGGTCGAAGGCGACCCCAATGCCCGCATGACTGCTGCTGAGCCTGACTACAGCCAGAGAATTCTTGATGACAACTACTATAAGCGTGTCGCCCAGCAAAATACAGTTGCTTTTCAACAGAAACAGTACCTCTGGGGAATCGACAATCAAAATTACAGTAGTATGTAATTTACTATTTACTTTGTTTACAGTTTTTGTCGATATATATTTATATCGACGAAATCACAGGAGAGAAATTGAGTACTTAGGAAGCACCGTCACATTGGCAGAGGTGATGACCATATTGCTCAGGACATTTTCTCCATGGAAGGAGATAGATGCATCCATGTCAACATCAACGTCTAGGGTGTTTGCCACCAGGACATACGAACCATCGGTGGTTTCGACATTGTATGTGATAACACCGGTGACATTCTCGCGCGTCAGCGAAACAATGTCACCCATGGAGGACCACAGGTGAACGGCATATGCGGTTGGGGCAAAATTGTTGTCCTGGTTGAAGAGGGAGAAAATCTCGGTGTTCTCATCATGCATCACCCAATGCGTGCCCCAGCATAGGACGGGGCCTAGGACCTTGGGTTTTTCGAGGAAACGGCCAATGATGTCAAAAGTCATAATCATAGCCCCTACATCATTGTGCTGAACAGGCCCGCCTGCCTTGAGAACCGCCCAGTCTACAACACTCGTCTCAGTCACCATCGCAAAAATGTCGCGTTTCTTCTCGACAGAGATGTTGGTGAGGTTTAGAGCATCATAAAAGCGGTTATACATTGTGTCAAAGTTGCCCTTACCATTGATAAAATCCTCATACCTGTTGTCGAGTTTGCGAAGTGGGTAGTGGTGAATGGCAACAAAGTCAATGTGTTCTCCCGCGACATTCAGCACATCTGTAATGAACTCTGGCAACATGCCGTTCGACCCGATGATAGCATCTGGGTCTTCCTCTCGCATCGCATTGGCAAAGTCGATGAAGTCCATACCATACTGTGTGCCATTGTCAGGAGAACCATTGTAAGCAACATTCTTGAGGTCGCTTTCATTGCCGATCTCCCAGTAGAAAGTGTTATTGAAATTCTCATGAGCATATCGCACCCACTGGCGCGCAGTCTCAATGAGAGTTTCCTTGGAAGGCCCGTCATCTGTATACATGCTGTCAAAGTTTACGACGATGGATACATCCCTGTCTCCTGCAACATCCATAAACTGGTCAAAGTTTAGCGCGTTGACAAACGACCCGTTGCTGATGATGGTGTTGTCACTGTTTGGCCATCTGGTAGTTGTGTTGAAAGCGGGTTTATGAGTGTCTGGTGTCCAGAATGGAGCCGTAGCCCAGAGATACGAGGACGCTTCCAGGCCTCCTGGAAAACGCAGCGACATAGGTCCGGCGT